GGCCGATCGGGTACGCGCCGCGCCACGGGATGAAGGGCCACTCGACGAACCACTGCATCTCCTCGGGGTACTCGTCGTCCTCCACCCAGTTGCGGTAGATCGAGAGCACCTTGCCGCTCGGCTTGTCGATGCTGATGATGTAGGGGTAGGCCTCCTCATCGTCGCCGATCCGCGTCATCGCGTAGATCTCGTAGATGATGCGCAGGCCGTCCTCGTTGTAGCTGGTCTGGTCGCGGCCCTCGATCTTGTCGTTGGCTATGCCCGCGACGGACTGCTCGGGCTCCATGCCCGACAGCGTCAGCTCGACGTCGCGGTACATGCCCTCGGCCACGCGCTCCTCGTAGTCGAGCTGCGTGAGGTACTGGACGTGCGTGCGGCGCTGCGCCGTGTAGAAGTTGGTGGCGGCGTAGGGCAGGTAGATGTCGTCGATCGGCACGAACAGGAACGTCGGCCGGTTGCGCCGCTCGTCCCAGCCCAGCTTGAGGTACTGCGCGCCGCCCAGTGGCACCTGCGTCATGAGCTGCTCAAGCTCGGCACGCACCTCGGGGCACTGCACCGTCATCTGCCAGTTGAGCAGGGCGCTCTTGCGCTTGGCCTTGCTGACCTTCTCCTGCGTCGCCTCGCCGGGGATGTAATCCTTGGCCGGACCCTGCGGCGGGAAGATCTCCTTCATGGCGCGTGCCGCGAAGTCGACGCACGCCTCGGTCATAAGGGGGTGGACGACCTTGTTCGCGCCTTGGAAGGACGCGCCGCCGGGCGCGTCATCGCCCAGACCGGTGCGGCGCAGGCCCTCTTCGTACTGCTCGTCGCGCTTCTTGCGCGCGTCCTTGTCCTTGCTGATCAGGTCGAGGTAGGTCGAGGAGATGCTGGCCAGCTCGCTCTCGGACATGTCCTCGGCGAGGTTGGCGTAGAACTCGCTCTCGGCCGGTCGCGGCCCGTCGTCCTCGTCTTCGAGGCGGACGATCGCCCCGCCGTCAGGCGTATCCTCGACATCGTCCCCGACGTCGGGCAGTTCCTGATACTCGCCCTCGGGCATCTCGTCTTCGTCCATACCTCAGTCCTTCACGCCGCGTAGGGATTGACCACCACCTTGGGCGGTGGCCGATGCGGTTGGTCTTTCTTGGTCTTTAACACAGAGACCAGCCCCTTGTCGATGCAGAGCCTGACGACCTGCGTCAGGGCGTCGACGTAGTCGTCATGCTTGATGCTGCCCGGGCCGGTGAAGGCGCACACCTGCGCCAGCATCGGCTCGATCCAGTTGCGCGGCCGGCCGGGGTGCGCGTCGCTCTCCGGCAGCCAGACGCGCTTGCGTGCGAAGATGTGGCTGACCATGTGCAGGCGCGCCAGCTTGTCGGCGCGGCCGGGGTTGTACGCGTAGGCGAGGAGGCCCTCGCGTTCGAGCATCTGCCGCAGGCTGATGCCGCTGCCCTTGTCCTCGATCAGCAGCATGTCCGGCTTGCGCCCCGACGTGCGTGGCTTGTCGCTGCCGAAGAGCGGCTTGACCAGCGCCGCGTCCTCGTCGCCGCCATAGGCCGTGTTCAGCTCGCGCTTCACGCGCTTGATCAGGTCGGGCATGCCGAGCTGATCGGACCAACAGTCGAGCACCATGAGGTGGCTGTTGCCCTCCCTGTCATGGAAGCTGCCCATCACGACGCAGGCCGTGCTGTCGGGGTCGCCCTTCTTCTTATCGTACGTCGCCTCGGTGAAGGCGGTGTCGAGGCTCATGATGATGTAGTCGAAGGCCGGCAGGGCCTGCTTGGCCGGCCACAGGCGGAAGTCGCTGCGCTTGACGATGCCGCTCTCTTCAGGGTCGATCAGCTCGCCGTACAGCTCCTGCCTGCCGATCGTCGTGCCCTCGTACTGTTCGAGCTGCCTGAAGAAGCTGTCTGGCAGGTTGGCCTTGTTGTCGAAGGTCGAGCCGCGCACGATGAGGCGCTTGTCCTGTGGCTTGCTGAGGCGGCGGATCAGCTCCTTGGGCTTGGGCGTCGTCGTCCACAGCACCTGCGGGCTGGGGCCGAGGCGCAGGCCCATCATGGCCATGTCCCACGTGTCCTCGTCATACTGCCACGCAGCCAGCTCGTCGAACCAGCCCCGGCAGTGCTGCGGCCCACGCAGTCGCTCGGGCTTCTCGGCCGTGAAGCCGCGTATCGTGCTGACGCCGCCGGCGATGTTGCGCATGCGGATGATCATGTCGGACTTGTTGTGCTCGACGAGCAGCTCTGGCGGCAGGACGGACAGGATCCCGCTCTCGCCCTCGAAGCAGGTGAACTTGACGTCCTGATAGGTCGGCGCGATCACGCAGCTGTCGAAGCCGCTCGGATCCTCGTACACGGCGCGCGTGATCCACTCGGCCCCGACGCGTGTCTTGCCGAAGCCGCGCCCGGCGAGGTAGCCGCACTCGGTCCACCCGTCGTCGTCTGGCACGATCTGGTTGGGCCGCGCCGTCGATCGCCAGCGCGCCTGCCAGTCGACGTGGACCAGTTCGAGCGGCTTGAGCTGTTTGAGGGCCGACGCGATGTCGAGCATATCACTCCGATGAGGCGCGCAGCGCCTTGGCGATCTGCAGCGTGAGGGCGGCGGTGTCGATGCCGTTGTCGACCTTCAGCGTCTCACCCTCCTTGTTGCCGACCTCGTGCGTCGTCTTCTCGCCGTACTTCTTGGGGTTCCACTTGGCGAGCAGCTTCAGGCGCATCTCGGCCCGGTTCTTCGCCCACGTCACGGCCGCGCTATCGATGCGGGACGTAGACTTACTCCCGTCCTCATCGATCTGCACGATGCGCTCAGGCTCTTCGTCGATGATGCGCAGCACGTCCTCCGCGATGACGTCTGCGCCAACGTCCCGCGCGTGTGCGTACGCGATTGCCAAGGCTTCGTCTGTGCGCATCCGATCAGCCCAACTCTGCGGATGAAATCCAAGCTCACGGCCCAGCGCCGCCAGCGTCTCGCCCTGCGCAATGCGCGACAGCACGTCTTCCATAACCTTGGGGGTGATCTTAGCCGGGTACGGCATCTGCTTGCTCCGTAATCGTGACAGTGCTTCCAGTCGCCCCACATATACGACCGAACCGGCCGACGTGCAAGCCCACCAAATCCGACCCACCTAGACAGCCGGACAGACAACCACCCCTCCCCTTTAGGGGGAGGGGGGTGGTGTCCATGTCCATGTCCTAGAAAAAAGCGACCTCTTCGTCGTAAATGACAAATGGGCAGGCCTCGTCATCGATCGGCCACTTGCGAAGGTACTGCTCTAGCGCCTCTACGTTCGGCATGTATGGGTACGAACTTAAGGCTGGGAATATCTTTCCTGCCAGCTCTGAGGGCGCAAGCGTTTCGTACACCATAGCAAGAACTTCGATTTGCGAGGCAATAGCCCCCTTCATCCCACTGTATGGTGTTGGCGTTGCCTCGGCGACATCGCGACCCGACAGCACAGCATCAACACCACGCTCTGAGGTTGATGACTTAGCACGTTTGCGACCACGAGTAGTATGCTCTGGGCAATTACGGGTGATGCTCTTGCACATCGAAACCGCTGCGGCTGTCTGGGTTAGGAAAAACTCGCCGCACGTCCTGCACGCGCCTTCCCAACGATAAAACGCGTACGGCGAGCCACCCTTGATCTTGCGAAACGTGACGCCGTGGAACTTGTATTGCTGCCCATCATACTCCAACACCGCACCCTCTGGAGGGGTGCCTCTCTCCCCGCCGTGCCGCTCACGAAAAGCCCGATATATCGCGTTGAACGTATCGGACCGCACAGGTCGCTCTTGCTTAGCCTGCTGGTACGCCTCGATCGCCTGTTCGATTTCGCTGTACGACCCGAGCCACTTGCGCACCCCGTCGACGTATATTTCCGCCGTAAAGCGATCAATACGAGCGTCATAGTTCACACCGGGGTGGGGCCGAGCAATTTCACGCTTCTCCGCAACCCGCTTCTCTCTCATCTCTGTTGTTTCGAACATATACTATCTCCTTTGCACTCCGCACCTACTCTGGGGTCAGCGCAAAGTCAACTCTGAGTAAAGCTACTAGTGAACCAACTGAGGAGGGGTATATGTGTTTAACACTATATACCCTCCCCTCGGTCACAGGTTATAGTATCCTCAGTGCAGCACGAAACATCAACCTCAGAGCGTGATGCATGGTGCTGCGTGCTGCAAACTTTTTTTCACCCCTGTGCGTTTTGTGTATTGCAACCCTGTGTTGCATCGTCTAGGAGGGGGCATCAACACGAACAAGGAGTACCATCCAATGACCGACCTGACCACCGCCCTTGAAGCACACAAGCCCGCTCTCGAAGCATATTTCGTCGACTTTGCCGAGCGTCGCTTCGCCGCCCTCGTCCGCCACTTCGGCCCCGCCCTGCGCGGCGTGTACAACAGCCATCTGGCTAACAACTGGCGCGCCATCAGCTCGCTGACCGTTTGCGACGGTGACCGTATCAACAGCGAGTACAGCCTCGACGCGGGCCGCGTCGCCGCCGCAGCGACCGCCTTCGCCGACGCAACCGTCGCGACGTGGGCCGATAAGATCGCCGCCAAGTTGGGCGAACTGGACAACGCCGAAGTCCGCCATCTCGACGGCTACCGCTTCGCGGTCACCGGCAGCAAGGGCGACCGCAAGGTCCACATCGAGCAGGACATGATCGTCAACGTCAGCAGCAGGGGCACGCTGTTCAACCAGTTCCCAGCCCGCATCTACGTTGACGGCAAGTTCACCCCCGCCGCCAAGTACGCAGCCCTCTAACCCAACCGGGGGCTTCGGCCCCCACCCCTCTCAGGAGTACCATCCAATGATCACCCCCCAGCTCAACATCAACGGATCCAGTGCCGCCGACCTGATCGAGCCGCGCCTCAAGGCCCTCGACCACCTGATCGACGCCATGGAGGCCCTGCGGCAGGTCATGCCGAACGGCCGCGACTACCCGACCGAGCCCAGCAAGTGCACTTACGATCGCGGCATCATGACCAGCCGCCTCAACCTACTGACCGTCATCCGCGACGACATCTACGCCGAGGCGATCGCCATCAAATCACAGCAGAAGGAGTACTGAGCCATGGCATACGACAACCCCTACCGCGACGCCGCCCTAGACTATTGCGATACGAGAAACAGCGAATTGTGCGAGGCGATCTCCGATAACGAAGAGTATAGCCGCGTCATGAGCGACGCGGCCTATGATGTCTTCGAACAGGTCGTCTCGAAGTGGTTCACGCGCCCGGGCGTGGTGTGCTGTAAATTAGACATCCCCGATAGAGTGATAGATATCTACGTCAGTTCACCGACCTCCGACGACCACCTCGCCAACTTCCGCTTACCCTTGGCCGAATTGGTGCTCTCCGCAGCGCATACGGCCAAAGAGTATGTGGGCCTCCCTCCCTCTGACGTGTCAGCCATGCTGCGTGAGCTGGCCGACGAAATCGACAAAGGGAGTACCGACCAATGATCATGACCGAAGACACGCCTGAAGGCGGCCCAGAGGAGCTGCAGTGGAAGATCGACCGGCTCACCGAGAAAGTCGAGCAGCAATCTGCAAGTCTGGAGCGTGAATACCAGAAACGTGCCGCTAAAGTAGAGGAACTGCACGCGCTGCAAGCCCGCTACGACACCCTGACATCGCGCTTGACCGTCGGCGTCCTGCGTGCGGCGGGCTTCACTGTCGAGATTGGGCTGCCGGAGTTCTGCGAAGCCTGCGGAGAGGAGGACTGAGCCATGGCCACAGACGTCCGACTGCAGGCGA